ATCGAGCCGATGCAGGAATGGTACTCGCTCAAACAGGCGGCGAGCATCCTCGAGGTTTCGGATGTGACGGTCCTCCGTGCCATCAGGGCGAAGCGTCTCGCGGCCGAGGCGCACGGCGGCGTTCACAAAGTCGGCAAGTGGAAAATTTCCTACGAGGCGCTCTGCAGATACCTTTCCGATAAAATCTAACATTTCTGACATTCCCTTGCCTTTCCCCTCCCCATGTGGCATTTATGACACATGGGACGCCTAATTCTGCCGGCTGACCATTGCCGCTTCGACAAAACGTTCCAGTGCGCAGGGGAGCGTCTCGCATCGCATGGCTTGACGTGGTTGCATCTCAAGGCGCAGGGGATCCAGGAATCACTCCTCGATCCGAGAGCCGTCTCGTCCACGGGACCTCGCGGCATCATGCAGTTCACCAAGTCGACGGGGAAGGAGTGGGGGCTCGTCACCGACGAGGACTTTTTCGATCCCGTCAAAAGCATCGTCGCCGGCGCACGCTACATGAAGGAAATTCTGGACTGGTACCGGGACGGCGCCGTCATCCTTTCGGGCCGGCACCTGAGCCCAGTGCGCGACGCCGTGGAGACGGAAGAGTGGGAGATGGACGAGATGGAGCGATGGCAGCTCGCGCTCGCGTCCTACAACTTCGGCGCCGGAAAAATGCTCAGGGCGGTCGAGGCGGCGCGCTCGCGCCGGCTCGATCCGACGGATTGGGGATGCGTCGCGAACTGCATCACGGTTCTCCTCACGAACGCCGAGAAGATCCGTGAGGTTCTGAATTACGTCGCGTATATCAAAAAGTATTACGCGCTCTTGAAAATCGAACACACGCCGCCGGCGGCCGCGCGTGCGGCCGCGGCATAGGAGGAAAAATAATGGATGCTCTCATCGGCATTCTCGAAAACGATGCGGCCATGACCGCTCTCGTCGGCGCCATCACGACGCTCGTCGGCTGGTTCATCAAGCATAAGGTCGAGGGAGAAAAAGCTAAGCGCGCCCTCATGCTCTTGAATGGAGCAACATGGAACACCGTGGGTGAGGTGGCGCAGACCTACGTCAAGGCGCGCCGCAGAGCCAACGCCGACGGCAAGCTCACGGAGGCCGAGAAGCGCGAGGCGAAGGCGCTCGCACTTCGTAAGGCGAAACAAATCATCGGCGTGAAAGGGCAGAAACTTCTAAAGCAAGTGATGGGCGACCACGAAACGGTCGAGGCGCACCTTGTGAGCGCGATTGAAGCGCGCTGTGAGCGCGATTGAAGCGCGCGTGGCAAGCGTAAAAAAATAACATCAGCCATCAACTCGGAAAAGAAAGGAGACTGAACACATGGCACGCATGGTCGGAGTCAAGGGTGTAAAGAAAATCACCGCAACCCTCGTGGAGGAGGGCTGTGAAGCTCTCAAGGAGTTCACGAAGGCGGCGAAGGAAACGGACAAAATCGAATCGGATTTCGCCTTCGCGGCCGAGCAGACCCTCAAGGGCCAGTACGGCATCGACGACAAGGATGAGCTCGGCTTCATCCTCAAGGCCACGGTGCCGGCGGCCGCAGGCGTGGAAGTCGGCGGAGAAGTCGGCGCGGACTTCGAATCGTCTCAGACCGGGAAAGCCGACGTCACGCTCAAGATCTCCCTGAAGATCTCGGCGCGTGACCGCGCAAAAGACGAGGAATAAGAAAACCCTCGGGGGCCGGGTGTCTTCGGGCACCCGGCACCCGCATCTCTTATGAGCGTCAACGGGCAACTTCAACAGATCCAGCGCACCTTGGCCGTGCAGGACGAGAAGCTTGACGGCATCAAGGAAGACATCGCGAATGCGCGTGAAAACACGAAAGAGCTTTTCGCGAAAAGCGAGAAAAGCGGGGAGCGGCTCGCGGCGCTCGAAGCGCGGGCGGATGGATTCGATCGCCATGCCCGGAATCGCGGCGCTGTAAGCGGGGGCATTGTGACGAGTCTCATCCTCGGCCTGAAGATGGTGGGAGAATGGCTGGCAGGAAAATAGACCGCCCCGCCTTCGAGCGGATGCCGCTCAAGCGGATGCGTCAGGTGCTCGGGCCGAAGGCGCTCGAGCTTTACGTGCAGACGAGCGGCGCGATGTCGTGCGAGGAGATTCGCCTCCGGCTCGGGGTCCGGAAGGCGGCTACCATCCGGAAGTGGCTCAACTGGTTCAAGGCGGAGGAGCTTCTGCGCGAGCGCGAGCGCTCGCCGATCGCGGCGGCGGAGCTCATGCGGAAGATTCTTTTCGACCGTATCACGGAACTCTCGAAGGACACGAACAAGTTCGAGCCGGGCGATGCCGATGCCTTGCACAAGCTCACGCATGTCCTTCGCGCCGTGAAGGGCGACGTGGACGCGAAGGAGGCATGGAGCGTTTTCGTCGCGGAGTTCGGCGGCTTCGTCCACGAACGCAACAAGGACGATCCGGATTACCTCGCCCGCCTCGTGAGCGACATGCGGGCCTTCGGCGAGAAGATCCTGGTGGAGGACATCCGTGAAGCGGCGTAGCAAGGGGCACTCGCTGAATTACTACATGCGCGAATGGGAGCGCCTCTACGACCGCATCCTGGCGGTCAAGCCGCTCCCGGAGGAAGGCCGCGAGGAGCGCGTCAAGCACGCGTCGGCCGACCGCTTCTTCTTCGCGAGAACGTACCTCCCGCACTATTTCGACTGCGAGTTCGGAAAGGTCCACCGCGACCTGGGCGACTTCATCGACGGGCTCGACGGCTGGCCGGGGCTCGCCATCCTCTGGCGCGACGGCGGGAAGACTTCGTTCTGCACGGTGAGCGAGACGCTCTGGCGCCTGCTCACCGGACGCTCCAAGTTCACCATCATCGGAAGCGAGGTGAAGGACCGCGCGGTGCAGCTCGCCCGGCTGCCCCGCCTCGAGCTCGAGGCGAACGCGCGCATCATACAGGACTTCGGCGAGCAACGGACGCTCGGGCAGTGGGAAGAGGAAGATTTCGTTTTGCGGAACGGCGCCGTCGTGCGCGCCCTCGGGCGCGGATCTCCGTGGCGCGGCCACATCTTTCGCGCGAACCGGCCCGATTGGGTTGTGATCGACGACCTCGAAAGCCGGAAGACCGTCCGCAACCCGAAGATGGTGCAAGAGCGCATCGACTGGTTGCGATCCGAGGTCTTCCCCGCCGTGAAGATGGACGGCGGCCAGCTCCTCATCCTCGGCAACCGGTTCTCGAAACGCTCGGCCATCTCGCGCCTCGCTGAGAACAAGGAAGGCGAGTACCGCTTCAAGATCTTCGAGGCCGCCGCAGAGCTGCCCGACGGCTCGCCTGCGTGGCCCGAGAGGTTCTCACCTGAGGATCTTGAGAAGAAGCGCGAGATAATGGGGCCCGCGATCTACGCCGCCGAGATGCTCAACCGTCCCACGGACGAAGGCGTGCTCGTACACGACGAATGGATCCGTTGGATCGAACCCGACGAGGTACCCTCACGCCAGGCGCTGCGCGTGTACGGCTTCCTCGATCCCTCCGCTACGGCGAAAGAATCCTCGGACTTCAAGGCGCTCGTCACGGTCGGCATCGACGAGGACGGCATGCGCTACGTGCTCGATTCCTGGCTCCGGAAGACTTCGCCCAAGCCGACAATGGATGCCGTGTATACACATTTCGCGCTCTACCGGCACGAGCGCATCGGGATGGAGGAGAACATGCTCCACGACTTCCTGCGCGAGAGCGTGAAGGAAGCCGAGCGCCGGCACCGCTACGCCGTCCCGTGGCAAGGCGTGGTCCACTCCGAGAACAAGGAACTTCGCGTCTCGCGTCTCGGCCCCTCGATCGAGCGAGGGGAATGGCGCTTCGTGCGCAGGGGCGACAACGAGAAGCTCGTCGAGCAGCTACTCTTCTTCGGAGAGCCCGGCGTGAACGACGACGGGCCCGACGCGCTGGCCGGATGCGAGGAGATGCGGAGCCACGCGTGGCGCCCCGCCGGGATGCCGGCACCGGAAGGAACGACCGATTTTCTCGGCGGCTTGCAGACAACGAAGCGGGACATCCTCGGCGCAAGGCCCGGAGGGATGGCGCTCCGATGAACCTCATTCCTCTTAGCTTTTCGCAATTTCTCGCGGGCCCTGCGCTGGAGCAACAGGCGAAAACGTTCGAGAAGCGTCTTTCCGAGGCGCGAAGCGATGCGTTCCGCGAGGGGCTTTCCGAGGGGCACCGCAAGCGCGAGCCGGATGACGCATTCCCGCGGTCGCGCTTCTACAGCTCCGTCTACAACTCCATCACGGCGAAGGATCTCGACCTCTCCGACCAGCGCGACATGATACGGCGCGCCCACGCCTTCTATGCCACGAAGGGCCTCGCGAAGCGCGCCGTGGACATCGCGATCGACTACGCGCTCGGCAAGGGTCTCACCTATTCCGTAGACAGTCCGGAGAAACGCAACAAGGAGCTCGCGAACGTCGTCAGCAATTTCTGGGACGGTGAGGAGAACGCCCTGAACGTCTTCCAGGAGGAGATGGTGCAGGACTGGTGGCTCTCCGGAGAGATGTGCATCCCGGCCGCCGTCCAGCCGGAAAATGGCGACGTGACCCTGGGCTACGTGGATCCTCTCGAGGTCACGAACGTCCTTCCGGACCCGAGAAACAGGGCGAAGCTCAAGTGGGTCGTCGTAGGCGATTCGCACAACGCCGTAGCGCTCCGCATCGTCCGCTTGTTCCGCGTCGCCGAGTACATGGACCAGGAAATCCCGTTCTCCGAGGCGGCGCGCAATCTCGTCGTCGAAAAGTCGATGAAATTCAACGGGCTGCTCGCCGGGATGGTGAACAGAACCATGGAGAACGCCATCTTCCAGCAGGACGTGAAGCGGCTTCTCGAGAAGGGATTCCCGCTCACGAACCTTGATGCCAGAGTGACGGGTGAAAGCCTCTTCTTCGCGCTGAACAAGCCCCGGGGCGGGACCCGCGGCAAGAGCCTCATCCTGCACTCCATGGATAACATCCAGCTCCACGAGCAGACGAACTTGAACGTCATCCAGCGCACGGCCGTGATGCTCGCGTTTCTCTATCACGTCATCGTAGAAGGCGAGAGCGACAACGATCGAATCCAAAAGATCGTCAATGATATAGGCCTCAACGTTATCCGCCCCGGCGAGGTCAAAGCGACGAACGAGAAGATCAAGATCAACGCCCTCGCCCCCGCGCTCGCCGCCGGCGACGTCGTCGCCATCGAGACGATGATCCGCGAGGGCGTGCTCGGCTCGCTCGGCCTGCCGGCGCACTTCTTCGGCTCGGGTTCGAACTCGAACCTCGCCACCGCGACGGCACAGGAAGCGCCGACGCTCCGCTCGTTCGAGGGCCTCCAGGGCAAGGTGCTCCACGCGTTCGACCGCATGACGCAGTACCAGATCGACCAGAAGATCGCCCACGGCATGCTCAAGACGGAAGATGTGCAGAAACGCAAGCGGCGTTTCCGCGACGACTTCTCCATCGTGGGCCCCGCCGTCTCGGCGAAGGACGACCAGAAGATGAGCGCGACGCTCCAGACGCTCACCACGACGCTCATGACGGCCGTCAATTCGAACCTCATCTCGGAAGAGGAAGCCGAAAGGATTTTCCAGGAAGCGCTCACGAAGTCGGACTTCCAGCTTCCGGATCGCGAGGAGCTCGAGGAAGCGAAAAACAAGGCCAAGGATAAGAAGCAACCACCCTTGAGTACCGTCTACGAAGCCTATAGGAAGGCGGGATAATGCGCGTTCAAGAGCAAAAGGATAGGGAGTTCATCAAGCGCCAGTACCGGCGCCGCGTGGACGCGCTCGTTCGCGAGCTCGGCCGCGAGAGCGAGAGTTCCCTCAGAACGTCGGGACGCCATCTGCGGCAGTTCCGGCGCGTCCTACTCGACCGCTTCCAGCAGGCGAGGACGGAGCCCGCGCAGGCCCACTTCGAGCGGATGGTCGAGATCACGAACGAGGAGGTGCGCAAGATCGAGACGCTCCTCAAGCAGTCGTCCGGCGCGGCGATCGAAAAGCAGGCCGAGATCGGCAGCCGCCTCGCCTCCGACCCGCTTCTCTCGCTCGGCCTCAAGCCGGAAGCCAGGGCCCGGGCCACGTCGATCGCAGGCGTCGACCCGCAGACAGTGAATGCGGCGAAGCAGTTCTCGGCCGACTTGATAGGCATCCAGAGTGGCGGCCTCTCGGCCGATCTTCTGCGAAGCATCAACTCCGAGATCCAGCTCGGCATCCTCGGTGGGAAGACGCCGCAGCAGTCCATCGAGAAAATCGCCGAAATCCTCAAGGACGACGGGCCGTTCTTCGGGCGCGCCGAGAGGATCTTCCGGACGGAGGGCCTCCGAATCGAGAGCCTCGTGGAGCAGGCCTCGGCGGAGCTTCTCGATAAGGTCATCCCGATGGTAAAGATCTGGCATTGGAGCGGCGTCTCGCGCACGGGCCACCGCGAGGCGGGAATCAAGCAAGAGAAAGTACCCGTGAACAAGAAGTTCAAGGTGCGGCCCGAGCTCGGCGAGCCGTTCGAGCTCCTGGAGTTTCCGCGCGATCCGAGAGCCTCGGCACGGAACACCATCAATTGTGGCTGCTTCATGACGGTCGAGCCGGATTTCGACAAGCTGGAAGGGCTTTTGGAGGCGGCATGAAAATGAGCAATTTCAGCCCCCCCCTTCGATTTTGCGGCTTTTGGAGAGGCCTCTCGAATTGTTCGATTTTCTGGAGGGGCTCTCAATTGTGCGGCTTTTGGAGAGGCCTCTCGAATTGTTCGATTTTCTGGAGGGGCTCTCAATTGTGCGGN